TTTTTTGTGTACTTATAATAAATATAAAGCAAACCACTTGAAGACCTACGGAACATATAATCCCCCAACTTAGGCCGTAACGTTGTATCATTTAGTATATTAGCTGATGATCCAAAATTACCGTACCTTCGTTGAGGTAAATTATAAGAAATTAAATATCCTGTAAACCAATAAGGATTGGAATTATTGAGTCTTTCCATTTTTATTTTTATCTACAATATCTTGCAATTTTTTTGCAAAACTAATTTTAGCCTCAAACACATCATGGTCATCATCAATGGATGGTGGGGAAGTAATGTCAATTTGTTTTTGATGAAATACAATATAACCTACTATGAGCCAGTAGATAAAATAAATACAAATAAAAATACCCCACCATAAATTGTCAACTTTAAAATACCACAATAGAAAGGAATACAAAATTGTACTCTGGAATGGTAATTTTGCCGGTACGTTTTTAATTACATAAATTGGTTTCATCTTTTTGGTTGCCTTTCTGTTACAAATTTTGATTCAATTTCTTCCCAAAGCTCAATTACTTCCCGTTTTAATTTTCTTTGAAGTGTTTGTTCTTCAACCATTTTAATGGAATCATCCATACTGTTGGAAAGTTTAATATCCCGTACTTGATAAGTTGTATTTTTTGTATAATCTTTTACATATTGAAGATTCATGCGAATATCATCAATACCGTAATCAAAAATAATAGCTACAGGGGCGGAATGAAATGGCTTCCAAATGGATGATTTAAAAACTTCAAAAGTAGTTTCCACCCCAATACAACGTTTTACTTTCTTTCCAGCTACTGTTTTTTCCACCCAAATCTTTTCTGGATTAGTTGCTCTAAGCCTTAAAGATGCATAAAACCCAATAGCAAAACCACCTGTTGATTTATACTTAACTCCATATTTACCGGCATCACTATTTTCACGGACTTGATTACTACAAACCATGATATAATTCTTTTTGGTAATAATACGAGCGTTTTTCCGGAAGCCCTCACTAAATTCTTTTGCTCTACGCATCCCCATTTTATCACCATCATCATTATCCATTTCAATATCTGTAGATAAAGCGGCTAATGAGTCAGTAAACGTACCATTAATTACATTTTTATTAATGGGTTCCCATTCTCGGATATTTGCAAAAACTTGGGTCACTTTATCAGGAGTGGCATATTCAATATCATCTGTGTTTAAGTCAAATAACTGAGCAAAGGTTGTATTTAAACGTGCCTCCGGATCATCAAATCGAACTTGACCTCCCTTTCTTTGCACATCACCTGCAATCTCACATAAGAGCACTGTTTTTCCAGCTGAAGATGGTCCAAATATTTCCACAAAGACCCCTCCTGGAATACCACCTCCCTTTTTTCTTCCCCCACTTATTGCTAAATCTAATAAAGTAGAACCGGTGCTAATAACGGTATCAAAGTTACCGTCAGGGGCTTTTTGTTCTTCTACTTTTTTATTTTTAACTTTACTTTTCATTTGAGCACTTAAAGAGGGAGTCCCATTATTTCGTCTTTCCATGATTATTTATTTCGTGTAAAAAATCAATTTCTTTTAGAATGGATTTAATAGTGATAGCAATAATACCTTTATACTCTAATTCCTTAATGCTCATTTGAATAAATTGCTCATATGACATTGTTGATTTATGAGTACTTTTTAACTCTTTAAAATAATTGTAAATATTAGATGCTACTATTTGGATACATTCTTTCTCTATATCAGAAGTAAAATTACTTAAGAGCCATTGGTCTAATATGGTGGATACCATGTTAGATTTATTCCAATTCTTTGCTAAAGTATAAATCGTAATATTAGAAAAAACACGTAGGGGGATATAAGCCCCTACATGTTTAATCATTTTATCAGATTTAATTGGATTTCCAGTAAATTTAACTTTAGTCCGATTGAGAATCATTACTTTTTCCTTTTCTTTTTAGCATCACTACATTCATCCCAAAGATCACAATCTTCGCAATCCTTTTTTTTATCAGTATCAATGCCAAAACGATAGCCGGAAGGGCATTCATTTTTTACTGCTTTTTTAGCTCCCTTTTTTGAAACGGTTACTGGCGCGGGTTCATCTTCGTCCTCGTCCTCGTCCTCGTCATCATCTTCCACCACTACTGGTTTTTTCTTTTTCTTGGGTGCTTCTTTTGTTACTGGAGCAGCCGCTGTAGTTTTTGGGATTTTAATTCCCATAGATACGGCTATTGCCCTACGCAGTGCCTTTATATCGTCATCATAATCGGAGGCTTCAATTCCGGCAGTCTCTGCTAAATCAATGAGCTGAACATGTTTCATTTTAGAAATATCCTCCCAGGAGTAGACAATTTCCTCTTCTTCCTCGTCGTCATCCTCCTCGTCTTCGTCTTCATCCTCTTCCACAACAGGGGCTTTTTTACCTTTCCCTTTAGTAGGAGCTGGGGTCACTTTTTTCTTACTACGAACGACAGGGGCTTCTTCCTCCTCTTCATCATCGTCCTCCTCGTCATCGTCATCCTCTTCATCGTCGTCCTCTTCATCGTCGTCATCGTCTTCCACAATAGGGGCTGCCTTTTTCTTTTTCTTTGGTGCTTCTTCCTCTTCTTCATCATCATCTGGTAATTCGAAGAATTTCTTTTCCAAATCTGAATAAGACAAAACAATAAGAACATCATCCAATTTCGGGGTTTCATCAGCAACAGTCTCTTTGTATGGTTTTGCCCTTTCAACGGATGTTATTTTGGTAGCCTCCGGGAACGGTTTACTACTGCCAATAGTTTTTCCTGTAAAACGAATTTTTAAAGTCTGTCCTTCTTCAAGGTCCATAAAACTTTCAGATACAGAACCTTCATCCAGTTCATCATCTAATAATTTTTGGAGCATTGCATGAGAAATGTCAAAAATATGCCATTTTCCTTTTTCATGTTTTGCACTATCCAAAGGATTAATTACATATAAATACCGATCAGAAGCATTTAATGCTTTAATTTCATCTTTGTCAGCTTTTTCAGCGACCTTTTTCATTCTGTACTCACAGATAGGACATTTCTTACCAAATGATGTAGGGCAGACCACTGTTGTCTGATTACCACCTGCCCCAACATTACGGTGAATTTTAAATGGTAGACGATACCAATAGGAACCTTTTACCGCGGTACCATCACTTTCATCTTTGTCAGGATGATTTGAACTTGTTACCTTATACGGTAAAAAATCCAAAGATACACGAGAGTCACATTCCGGAGCAAATACATGAACATTGCTTGGTAATGCTAAATAGCCATAACTGGAACGCTCTTGTGCTTTTTTCTTGGAGGCTTTGTTAACCTTCCCTTTGAAACTGAATTTTTTGGTCTTCATTTTTACAATTTAAAATTAATATTAATCATACTCAATATTTCTTGATTTCTCTTTTTTTGGCAAATACTGCCGTTTTATTTTACGAGATTTTTCATAAAGGATGTCACTTAATTGATCAAAAAGAGAATCAATACTATCAGCCGGGATTTCTCTTGGGCTTAATGTCGTTTCCATTCCAATTTCAATTTTTGCATTTTCATAATTAGCAAGTGGGATGGTATGAGACACAGTCACCCAAATTTTATTATCTTTATTACCGATACCTCTTTCCATTATTTCCGCCTCCTTTGCATACCTTCACTTATTTTCTTTGATACTCTTTTGTCCTTTTCTTTTGCTTCCCATTCTCTGTTAATTTGATATGGGACAGATGGTCCGGCAAAATATTGTTGTCCATATAACCGGACTAAATTTTCTAATGCTGATTTGCGATGTTCAAAAGCATTAACGGCAGCTTTTGCCATGTCGGCTTCATACTTGGCATCTAAAAAAGCTTTTGAGGCTTCTATATATGGCTTATATGTTAATATAGCACTTGAGATAGCACCTTCCGTTACTCGATCAGGGATATCAAAGCCTTTTGGATTTTCTCGTATTGTTCTATCGGCTTCAGCTCTTGCAATGTCCAATTCTTGTTTAGCTTCTTCTAAAGCGTTTTGCATACGAGCGGAATGCTTGGCATATTTCATCATTAATGCCGGTTGCCTCAACCACTCCTTATCCAAGGCCTCTTCATCAATTATTATGTCTTTTGCATAATCCATTTTGTTCTTTTTAAATTAGTACTATTTTTTAAAAGTTCATCGTTTAATTTGGTTTCTAACCAATCAATATATGCCATTATATCTACATAATTACTTTGTTTGACATAATCTTCCACGGACATATAAGGCGTAATGCTCTTTTGATATTCTGATAAAAATTCTAAATGAGTCATATCTAATCTATTATACGATTAATTTTTAAAACGAAAATAACCCTTTCTTTGTAATAAGTAAGTCACTCCAACATACATTCTTGGAAAGAAATCCTTGTTCTGTTTTTATTCCTGTCCAAATAATTGCTTGATATTGTCTCGGAGTGACTCCCCTTCTTTT